CGCAACCCTGGCCGTCCGGGGAATCCTGGCCCGTCGTGGAAGGAGAAGGTCACCTGCAACATGCCGCCAGAGTTCAGGTCCAACTACCCTGACTCAGCGTTAGTCGGCTTTGGGGCCTGTTTCCACAGAGACGCACCTACACGGGCATTTGAGCGGTTTTACGCGAGGATCGACGTTGGCCTTCCACTCACGTCGTTCACGACGGAGATGTTCAACCGTGAGTGCGATCGCGTCTTCACCTGCCTCACTCCCCGCGTCCTCGTAGACATTCCGAAGCAAGACCGCGAGTTCGCATCCGACCCCGACCGGCTCTGGAAGCAGCCGGGGCACCAGGAGTCGACGGCGGGGATGCTCGACCTGGCGCGGAAGGTGAGAGATGCAACGTAGCGAATGGGTCAAGACGATGGCCCTGACGACGTTCCTGGTCTGGTTCGCGATCATGTACACGTTTGCGATCGTCGCGCGACTGAGTGGTCATCTGTGACCGCCGGCGGTATCGAGATCCTCTACTTGACCTACAACAGGTTGAACTTCACCGGCCTCACCTGGATGCTCCTGATCCAGAACACCGACTGGGATCTGGTCGACAAGCTGACTGTCTACGACGACGGCTCCGAGGACGGCACCCTGGAGTTCATGCGGGAACACATCTCCGACTGCCCCGTGGAGCACGAGCTCCGGGAGGGCAACTTCCGTTCCGCCCCGGCAATTATGAACCACTTCCTCGCCACCGAGCGTGCGCCCCTGTTTGCAAAGGTCGATTCGGACATTTGCTGCCCGCCCGGCTGGCTGTGGGACCTGTTCCGGGTCATGCGCTCCAACCCCGACCTGATCCTGCTCGGCTCCGAAGCGGGACAGACGCGGCTGCCGGAAGGGAACGAGAGGCATTCGTTCCAGCGCTGCTCCCACATCGGCGGCGTCGGCCTGATGCGCACCGGGTATCTGCAGTCTCTTCCTCCGATCCCGTCCCGCGGCTACTTCGGCTGGACGGAGCACCAGGAACGTCATAGGATCCCCCGCGGCTGGATCTGCCCCGACCTGATGATGCCGCAGATCGACCGGGTGCCGGTGGAGCCGTGGCGCTCCTACACGGAGGAGTACATCGACAAGGGGTGGAATAGAAACTGGGGCCACTACGGCAGAGAGAGAACGCAATATTGGGACTGGATCTCTGAGTGCAGATGAGACTGGTAGCAGCATTCCTGAACGGAGTAGCACTGGCGCTCACAAGCATCTCGCTGGTGATGTGGATCTGCGGCGGAGCCGATCTGGAGCACCTTGCTTCTGTTTACGCAGTGGCGGCGCTACTGCTCCTGCAGGTCGCAACATTCCTTCGCTGGTGGTCGACGCTGTGAAACTCACAGCGATGCTGATCTGTCGCAACGAGGCCCAGAGGTACATCCGCTGGGTGCTGCCCGCCCTGAACGAGTTCTGCGACGAGATCAGGGCCGTCGACGACGCCTCCGTGGACGGCACCTACGACATCCTGCGGGAACACGGGGCGGTTGTGCATCGAAACGACGGCCCCATGTTCTACGAGCACGAAGGGCGGGCGAGGAACCTGCTGCTCGACTGGGCGCTCGAGGGTCATCCTTCACACCTCCTGGCCATAGATGCCGATGAACTGATCGCTGACGGGCCTGCCCTGCGCAAGGCTCTGGATCGGCGTCCGTTGCGGGGCGTCTGGAACCTGCAGATGGAGGAGATCTGGAAAGCGGACGAGCAGTATCTGTACGAGCGGGTGGACGGCAGGTGGGGGAACCGCAGGTGCCCGTCGCTGTTCGAGGTGCCGGCCCGGATGCCGCGCAACTGGCGCATCCACGACGCGGCTTTGGCCTGCGGGCGAGAGCCGCGGCCGGTGCAGAAGCAGGGGATCAGGAGCCGGGAGCCGGTCGTCACTTCGATCTTCCACCTGGGTTGGAGTTGTCAGGCCGACCGGGAGGAGAGGTATCAGCGGTATGTGCGCTACGACAACGGTGCCCACCACGACGGAAGCCATTTGCAGTCGATCATGTTCCCGGACGAGCAGGTGCGGCTGACACCGAGGGCGTGGCCTGCCGGGATGGAGTCGGTGAAGGCCGGGTTGCTGGATAGGATCAACCGATGAGCACCTGGACTCAAGAGTACGTTGCCGCTCGTCGGGAATACGAGGAGCGTGTTGCCGCACACCTACAGATGATTCGTAAAGAAGGAGAACGGCAAGCCGCTGAAATCACGGAACGGATGCACCGTGAGGGAACCCTGCCTTACGATTGCAGGGTGGTGTTTGAGTTTGAAGAGGTCGTCAAGCCGTGAAGATCCCCGACTGGTACACCCTCGCGCTCCTTGCCTTCGCCGCCTTCAGGACGTTCCGCCTCATAGCCGAGGACGACATCCTTGACCGCCCCCGCGCATGGTTGCTCCGTTACCGGGGCTGGGACGGAACGGGACCGCCGCCAAAGGGCTACCGGACGAAGTGGGGCGAGTTCATCACATGCCCTTGGTGCGCCGGCTTCTGGGTCTCGATCCTGTGGTGGGGGGCGTGGCAGATCTGGCCGCATGGGACCACGGTGGCGGCTGTACCGCTGGCGGTAAGCGCCTTGCTCGCCCTCGTTGCCAAGAACTTGGACGAATGAAGGATTCGATCATCAGATCCCTGCTGCAACGGTGGCTGATCCCCGGCTTCTGTCCCTACGAGGTTCTGGGGTTGGCCGGGGAGTCCTACGAGGAGCGCACCCGTGACCCGTATGTCGTCTGGCTGGGGCCGGGAACATGGGGCATCGCGGAGGGGTTCTACCGCACCGAACAACAGGCACGAGAGGCGGCGAAGAAGGTGCCGGAGGGATATTCACCCTGCATCTACTTCCTTGCGCCCGATGCCTACGTGAAACAGGAGATCTCTCTCTAGGGAGCCGCGTCCTCCAGTCGCGTTAGATTGACAGCCGACATTGTCGTTCGGCGAGGAGTGACAAGATGGCCTGTGGATGTGGGAAGAAGAAGGCGGCGGCGCGGGCTGCCGCAGAGGCCGCTGCGGCCGAGGCGGCCAAGGCCGCCGAGAGCAAGAGCTAGGACTTGAAGCCTCCCTCCGCGCTTGTCGCGTCCGCCACCGTGCGGTCTCCGAAGCCGATGACGGCGTCCGCCGTCCGTGTTTCGCAGACGTTCGCAACCGAGCAGTACGGGCTGCGGTTGGCAATGCCGTGGCAACAGCGGGCGCTGTTCTACACGGGCGTGATCCCCGAGTTGCAATACGCCTCCAACTTCTATGCCCGGATGCTGCAGAAGATCAAGATCTACCCGGCCCGCAGGCTCGACGACGACAAGACGGTTCCGATCACCGAGGGAGAGCCGGTGACGGCCCTGAACCGGATCCAGGATCCGGGCGGCGGACGGAGCCAGATGCAGTACCGCTACGGCCAGTTTCTGTTCACGACCGGAGAGTGCTTCCTGTTCGGACGCAACATCGGCATGGGTGAACCGGAGCGCTGGTCGATAGTTTGGAAAGAGCAACTTCGCTTCGACGGCGACGGCAAGGTCACGCACATGCTGGCGCCGCAGGTGCCGATGGACACCTACGAGTTCAAGACTGAGAACTACACGCCCCTGCCGGAAGGATCGGCGGAGGCATACCGGATGTGGACACCGTCGCTGCGTTTTGACGGCTGGGCGACCTCGCCGATGGAAGGCTGTATGCAGATGGCCGAGGAGCTTCTGAAGCTCTCCACCGCCGTCGAGGCAACAGCGACCTCGCGCACCGTCAAGTCGAAGCTGCTGTTCCTGCCCTCAGACATGGAGCCTACTCCTCTCACTCCCGACGGCGACGAGGATCCGAACTCCAGCATCTTCCTCCAGGATTTGACGGCGCACATCATGGGTGCGATCGAGAACCCCGGTGACCCGTCTTCGCTGGCGCCGTTCATCACCTTCATGGACGGCGAGCAGATCGCGCTGATCCGCGACATCAACCTGCACGACAACTCGACCGACTACCTGGAGAAGGATCTGCGCAAAGAGTGCATCGAGCGGATCGGACGTGGGTTGGACCTTCCTCCCGAGGTCGTGGATGGGATGTCTTCCGCGAACCACTGGGCGGCATGGTGGATCAGTGACGATATGTGGCGCTCCCACGGCGCCCCCCGGGCGGAGCAGTTCTGCGACGACCTCAACGAAGCCTACCTCCGTCCCGCTCTGAGAGAGTCGGGCTACGACGGATGGGAGGAGGTCGTGATCGACTTCGACGCCTCCGGCGTCGTCGTCAACCCTGATCGTTCCAAGGACGCAGATTCTGCCTGGGACAGGGGTGGGCTTGGATACAAGGGCTTCAGAATTATGAAGAACATCCCCGAGGACTGGGCACCCACAGAAGAAGAGCATGCGGAGTGGCTCGCGACGAAGAAGGTGCTCGTCGATGCGGAAGGGAACCCGATCCCCTCCACCGGCACAGGTACCGGGCTTCCCGCCGAGGAGGACATCGTGCAGGGCGACCAGCCCGGGCCTCCAGCAGGCCAGCCGGGCGAGACCTCCGAGAACACGAACCTGCCTGCCTCCGCTTTCCAGGGCGCCGCGGAGCTCGCCCTGTTCCGCTGCCGCGAACTGGCCGGCTCCCGCATCCGCTCCCGCCGCAACTCCTGCCCGGGCTGCCTGGACGCGATCACGCACGTCGACAACAGCATGGTCGCCTCTGCGTTGGGTTCGCAGGGGCTGATCCCGTTCGACTCCCCTTCCGCCTCCTCTCTTGTCCAGGGCGGCGCGGATTCGTTCAGGTCGATGCTCGTCAACTGGGGCAACTCGGAGGAGAACGCTTCGACGATCGCACGGTTGCTGGAAACCCATGCCGCGAGGACGCTGTTCCATGACAAGCCTCGGGTGCCTGCTTCGCTCGAGTTCATAAAGGCGGCGACACGATGACCGGAATCATCCGTAAGAAGAACCCGGGGGACGCCTGGGAGACGGTGGTGGACGATGGTGGCTCCGGCTCGGGATCGGTGTCGGAGATCACCTCGACTGACAATTCGGTGACGATCACCGATCCGACGGGGCCGACTGTTGATCTGAGCGTGAACGGCGGTTCGCAGCCCGGCGCTGTGCGGCGGCTCGACCTCGGCGTCATCACCGCGGCAGACCTCGTGGCAGGCCCGGTGACGCTCTACGAACCCGATGCGGGCGAGGTCGTCGGCCCCGTCTACCTGTACGCCATCGAGTTTCTCGTCCTTGGCGGCAAGGCAATCATCATCTCCCGCGACGAGCAGGTCGACCCGGACGACACCTCGGGGTTCCCGGCACTCGCAGCTTGGGATAGCGACCTTGCCCGCGACGGCGGCACGTGGCCTGCGAGCGCTGACGAAGCGTTTGGAACGCCGCTCACGACGGGCGTTGTAAAGGCCGCGTTGTCCGAGTCCTACTTGGCGCTTCCGAGCGGTGAGCCGTGGCAGGCGAACCACGTCTATCCGACCGCGCTGATCGTCGCCTCGAACCACGCCTGGGAGGGCAACGGCGGCACGTCCGGCGGCAGCCTCCCTGACTTCGCGGGCAACTTCGGTGGCTCGGTTGTAGACAACGACATCACATGGTTCGACCTCGGTGACCTCACGACCGCTGACGGCTCGGCGCACGTCTACGCCGACGTGACGACCCCGGTGGCCCCGTGATCGCTGGGATGCGAATCGTGAGCCGATGACCGTCGACGACTTCAACGCGCTCGTCCAGACCGCCTACCAGGAGGCGTTCGCCTACCTGGGCCCGCTCTCGCTCGTCTACGAGGACGCCTACGCCAGGCAGACAGACCTAGCGGTGAAGCGGTTCAAGTCCGAGACGATGACGGCAGCATGGACGCCTCCCGTCTACGAGAGTCTCACGGACGGGATGAGCGAGAAGGAGAAGGAGCAGGCCGACCGGATCAGAGACCAGGCGGCAGCGGCGATCGTGGCCGCTTTCGCGACTCTCGGGATCGTCGTTTCCTCCCCGGACTTCATGGAGGCGATCTCGCAGCGGGCGCAGACGAACTTCGAGCAGGAGATCATGCGCCAGCTTCGCACGGTCGTCTCACAGTCCTTCGACGCCGGCCTCTCAGCGGAGGCAACCGCGGCCGCGATCAGGGAGAAGGTCTTGCAGGTGATCCCTTCCTCGGCGCAGATGCTGGCGGAGACGATGCTGACGACGCTCGTGAACGAGCGCTCCATCGCGGCAGCGCAGAAAGCCTTTCCCGACGGCGTCAACAAGACATGGCTGACCGTGGGCGACAACAGGGTTCGCGCCGCTCACTCCGCCGCCGAGGGGCAGACGGTTCCGGTCGACCAGCCGTTCTCGGTCGGCGGCGCTTCGCTCATGTATCCCGGCGACCCGACAGGACCACTTCGCCTCGTCGCCCGCTGTCGTTGCCGTTTGTCCTACACCGACGTTCCTGCGCAGATCACGGCCGCGGCGCGTCCTGACGTCTCACAGTTGGCGATGGTGGCTGTCTATCCGACACCTGACGAAGCCGAGGCGATCTCTACCGCTGGCGGTAATCCTCCCGAGACGATGCACGTCACGATGGTGTTCCTGGGCGAGGTTGGAGACCTCGACCTGGAAGCGG